CGTTCGAACACGGGCGAAAGAAGAATTGGGTATTGAGGCTTCCGTTCTCAACAGTTTGGTGTCTGAACGTATGGAAGATAAAGTCAGTACACGTCATGGAGATGATGAGCAAATTATCAGTTTACATGAAGAACTGGTAGCTCTTGAAAAACGCAGTCGAAGTGTATAATATCTAAACTGCGAGTCAAGTTATGGGGCATCCTATGGATAGCCCCTTTGTTGTATAGGTAAGCTATGGAATTAAGTTACATAGATGTTGCCGTGGAAGGCAAAGAGATTATATGTTGGGCGAGAAATGAGGACGGTGAATTAGAAGTCTATTCAGACCCTGTATCTGAAAATTGTTATATGTTCATCCCCGACAATACTAAAGAAAAACCTAAGTTCAAAGACCTCGATGGGAATGGGATGAAGAAAATATATTTCGATAACCCATTCGAAATGAGACAATATGCCAAGCGTTCAAATCACTCTTACGAGTCCGATGTAGATGTAATCTATAAATTCATCATCGAACATTTTTCCGATGCATCTCCGCATATGCCAGTCAATATTGGCTATTACGATATCGAAGTTGATTTTAATTTAGATGAGGGAACTGGCTACCCTACAGTTAAAGACCCGTTCGGTGAAATAAATTCAATATCTTTATTTGATAAAGAGAAGAAAAAATATTGGATGTTGATGTTAGAACCGAGTAAACGAGAGATAAAATTGAACGACGACGAATACCCTGTCGATTCGATCGTATTTCAATACGAGAGAGATTTACTTTTAGCATTCGTCGATGTCATAGAAAACATCGATATTTTAACCGCGTGGAATGGCAAACAGTTCGACTTACCATATATCATGGAACGACTGATACGTAATTTTGGTTTAAAAAAAGCCAAAACGATGTTGTCTCGAAACGGGCTAGAATCAGAAAAATTCGAATACGTAGATGATTACAAGCAAGATTGTTGGTCATGGAAGCTGAAAGGTCGAGCGCATTTAGACATGATGGAATTGTTCATCAAGTTTAACCCTAAATCGTTAGAGTCAAATTCCCTAGATAATGTATGCAAAAACGTATTAGGTGTAGCCAAAATAGACTATAAAGGCGACCTAGGTGCCCTGTACAGAATTGACCCACAGCGATTCTTTGATTACTCACTGCATGACAGTAGATTGTTGATGTTACTCGATAAGAAACTAGATCTAGTGAGTATTGGTGTGACTAGTGCGCGTTTGAACTGTGTAAAATTTGATGATGTATTTGGTAGCATTAAGCCTATCGAAACTGCTTTTATCAAATTTTGTAGAGAACAGGGAAACATCGTCCTGCCAGATAAAGTCCATCAAGAGAAAGAAGATTTCCGTGGTGCTGTCGTTTACAATACTATCCAAGGATTGCATAAATGGACATTTTCTATCGATTTAACGGCACTGTACCCATCAATGATGATGATGTTAGGAATGTCGCCAGAAACACTGGTTGGACAGTGTTTAAATGAAGAACTTGATTATTACAGGGTGGTAACAAGTAGTAGTGATATTGTTAGGGTTGAAGAAGAAAAATCTGGTGAGATTGTCGAATTCACTGGTAAAGAATTACTTCAACTTATCAGAGACGAGGGTTATACTATATCTGCTAGTGGAACCATCTTTACAGGCGAGATGGGAATCCTTGCTAAATTTGTAAAACAGGGCTTTGACCGACGCAATCATTACAAATCTTTAAAATTTGAAGCTGGTGAAAACGGGGATAGAGACAGCTATGTGAAATATGACCTGTTGCAAAAAGTTTTCAAAATCGGTAATAACTCGATTTATGGTTGTGTATCTAATCAATATTTCCGTTTGTTTGATATACGCATGGCGCGTTCTATCACTTACTCTGGTAAGTTAGTATCAAAACAACAAGCTAGAGCCACCAACGACATTCTGAATAGGGAGATAGAAAATGCCGTATAATGATTTTGAAAAAGTAAACCACGTATGGATGCCTGTCAAAAATTCCAGTGGCGAAATTTCTATGACAGAATACCATATCAATAACATGATTGCAGGTGACACAGACTCCGCTTATATGAAGTTAGACGAAAAGTTGACTGACCATAAGAGCGAAAAGGAGATAGTGGAGTTCTGTGATAATGTATGTGAAGAAGCTAATAGCATGTTTGCTGAATATTGCAAAGACATGTTTAACTGCCCTACCGATCGAGCTTGGACGGTGGCGGCTGACCGAGAGGCGGTTTCTGATAAATCATGGTTCTTGACTAAAAAACGATATGTCATGCATGTTATCGATATGGAAGGTGAAGAGGTAGATGAACTCAAGCTGATGGGGTTGGAGATCAAGAAATCAGACACACCGCCTATCGTTAAAGATATTTTGATGGATATGGTTAATATGGTGCTGGATGGAACAACACGCCCCAAATTACAAAAAAGACTACAAGAATGGAAAGAGAAATATTATGAATCTGATTTGGATATGATAGGTAAGCCTTCTGGGTGCAAAACTCTGAAACAAGCTTACGACCAATTGAATGAAACTGGTAGTTTAAAAGGGGTTCATTATGCGTCTCGTTCTGCTATTTTTTATAATTCGTTATGCAATGAGAGAGACAGAAAAGTTAGACTCGGTGATAAGATTTCAATCGTATATATAAACCATCCTGACAGTAAGTATATCGGGTTTCCTAGAGATGCTGAGATGTTACCAGAATGGCTGGAAGATGAAATAATTATAGATTACGATACTAATTGGAAACTAGCCGAGAAAAAGATAAACAACTATATGGAAACATTGGGCTGGGATATAAAGTCAATGAATAATAAAATCAAGCAAGACTTGTTTGGTTTTTAGGAGAAAATATGTTTGAAGAGCAATATAAAATCATACGCGATATGGTCACCGAACTGAGCAACACGACTAAGCGCGGAGAGAAAGAAGATATTATTGAGAAGTTTTTAACCGATGAGAGTTCGTCAACGGTAGTTTATAAATTCTTGTGGTTAACTTATAATCCGTATGTCAAATTCGGATTTTTTGATGTTGACGTATCTACTGATGCACTCTCACCTAATTTAGAGTTAAGCGATGTGTTGGATCTTTTTATAGAAACTTACGAGAACGAAGAGTTCAACTATCGCGAAATTGCCAAAGAATTAAAGACTCTTATTTTTTCAGAAAAAATAAACTTCAACCAACCTGTTGAGTTCTGGGAACTATTCACGCTGATGTTCAAAAATGATATCAGTTGTGGTGTCGGTATAAAAACTATTAACAAGGTTATTAAAAAAGTCAGCAAACCAGAGTTAACAAAAATCCCAGAGTTCGTATTAGCAAAAGCTGAGGAAGAAAAGCATCTAGAAGAGTTACAAACTCCATTCTATATGAACGAGAAATACGATGGCGCTCGTGCATTTTTAGAAATGGAATTTAGCGATGACGGTATGGCTAATTATAATATGCTAAGCAGTTCTGGTAAAACTTTTAAACAGCTTGGTGATATTCCAGATGTGATGAATGGTAAAATAGAAGAATTCCGTCTCAACAAAGAATTCGTCATGAATGGTGGTGCAACTTTCGATGGAGAATTAATTGGATTTGAAAAAGATGGCTCCCTCATGCCACGAAGAAAATCCAACGGTATTGTTAATAAGATGGCTAATGGTAATGCTTCATTAACAGAAATAGAAAGCATTAAGCTAGTTATTTTTGATTGCTTGGCATACCCGAAATACAGCCTGATTCATAAAGATAAAACTCCGCAAAACGAAAGAATACCCAGACTAGCGAATTTCAGCAATAATCATAATGACGTTGTTTCGGCGGCTGAATATATTGTTGTTGAATCTCATAAAGATGGTCAAAAATTTGCTAACGAAATCATCCAACAGGGCAGAGAAGGAGGCGTGGCTAAAAATATTTATGCGCCTTACACAATGAAACGCTCCAAGAACTGGGTGAAAATTAAAGCGACGTATGATATCGACGTTAAGGTCGTTGGTCACACACCACACAGTAAAAATGCTGATATGATCGGTGCGCTAAGCATCTCTACCAGCGACGGTCTTATCATAGGTAATATAGGAACGGGGAAATGGCTTACTGATGAAAAACGGAAGGAACTAAAAGCATTAGCGGATAAAGAAGAATTGAACGATATTATTCTTCATATTCGAATCATGGGAGTAGAAATAGATAAGAAATCGGTGAAGCGGTTTTACATTCCACGGATAGAAGAGCAAAGATTCGATAAATTGGAGGCTGACAGCCACGACAGAGTATTCGATATAATGAAGTCACACAATCAGTCGAAGTAGAAATAAAAAGCCTAAGAATCGCTCTTAGGCTTTTTAGTAAATAGTCATAGTAAATTTTTGGAGATATTATGAAAAATTTTTTAGAATCATTAGAAAACGCGGAAAGTGAAATCGAAGAAATGCATGAATCTGTAATGGAATTCATGTTTGAAGATGCTGACGAAGAAGACATCAAAGCGATAAAAGAAGACCTCGGATGGTCTGATGAAGAATTTGAAGAAGTGATGGAAGACCTTAAGAAACGTGTAAGTAGCACTGGAAAAGTGAAGAAAGTGCGAAGCCGAAAAGTTAGAAGCAGACGTGCGGCAATGACGACAGGACTCAGCAAAGCGGCTTTGAAAAGACGTGCCCGTAAATCAGCAAAAGCACGTAAGAGAAATCCTAGTGGTCAAAAACGAGCATTACGAAAACGTAAGAAAGCTTTAAGACTACGTAAACAGAGAGGGCTTAAATAGCTCTCATTATGCTGTCTTTTGTCCTGTCCTGAGCAAAAACTTGTCCTAAGTTTGTCCTTGTCTTGTCCCGAAAACTCCCCTAAAAACGGGGAGTTTGTCCTACCCTCTAGGACATTTAACAGGACATTAACATTTTTCTATAACAAAAATAATAGAGTTGACATTCGTTTTTTATTATGGTAGATCGCGCATTTTTTTATTATTTTTTAACAACTCATCCGACCAGTTAAAAATCACTTGCAACCGCCATCGATTTATGAGAATATAATTGACATCGCAACAGGGAACGCCTTTTTCGATTTTTGAAAATTTTCCCTTGACATTGATTCCAATGTATGCGACTATGTAATTGTCATCGCGACAACGCTCTTTTAAATTTTGTCATTGCACGTTAACTATAGGTTGCTATAGAAACATTGGTGTAGGTGGGTTCTAGCTTAATCGCTACACGTCCTACAGTTAACGGTTGCTTAATAACGCGTATAGTGGGAATAAGCAACAAGCATATTATGACAGAATTTAGTTTAAACGTCGCTATTGACATCGCCTTGATTACTTGCTAATCTATAATGGCGACAAGCGGAATCGGCTTCTAGCCACGTTCTTAACCGCTTGACAATTTGATTAACTAGTGATAACATATTATCACTTGCTCGAAAAGGCTAGGTCGGTACGACTAGCAAGGTCGCCCATATACCGAAAATATGGGTCGGTGTTAGGACTCCGCATAACGTCCTCTAGGTAGTCAATCAATACCGTGGTATTGGTAACGTCTTGGACAAGATCTACCTTGCGTTCTTTAACAATTTGAGATGCTCTGCGCTCTAATAGTAATGCGCTACCATGCCCGACGACATAGGGGTTATGTGTGGAGGTCACGTTCTGAAAGTGCGAGTGCCTTTTGACCACGGTCAAAACGCTATACTTGCATGGTTTCGGAGGCTACACCACAACAGCATAACAACCACGGTTAAACCGTCTGTTTACCTGATTGTCACGGGAATGATAACAAGTTACCATGATTTAGTTTGCATCATACCGATAAAAATTTTTATCGGAATAATCGAAACGCAAGGTTTAACAGGTGGTATTGGGTTAACGCTCAGTACCACCGATTAAGCCAAACAGCGAGGGGCTATTATTATGCAAGGTATTATTGGAATTGATTTACCTAGTATTAAAGTTTCTGATCATAAATTTACTGATGACTGGAAAGTGGTTGAATTCGAACGTGACATTGAATTGATCGAACGCGACGATGGTATTATATGTTGCGATCCGCTTGCAGTTGATTACTGGAATGAGTCGGGGGATCAAATTCATCCCAAACTCGAAAAGTGGGCTGATGACAATGGTTATTATTGGGAATGGGAAACTCCCGAAAATATCAAGCTTTATAACGCGTAACAGGTGAGTTATGGAAATCGTATCTAATGGTATTAATTTCACCGTGGATGATGAATCGTCTGTCTTTACTTCGGATAAAAAGTTTGTCATTGATGACGGTGGTGAGCTTTTCTATCTATTTTACAATGCCAGTACTGAATACTGGCACTTGGATAACTGTGATGGGGACTCTGTTGAGTCTGTTCACGGTAACAATTTTGAACTCGATATAAATGCTGTCGAGTGGGCTTGTGGTTTAATCTCAAACGGAGATCTGTAATGAAATTTAATATTAACATCGAATCTGGTAATGCGGCTTTTGAATCTTTTGCTGACAAAGAAACTGCTCGAATCTTACGTGAAGTCGCGGAACGTATTGAAAACACTGGTGACCTTGAAGGCGTATGTCGCGATCATAATGGCAATCGCGTTGGTAGTTGGGAATTCGATGGCGAATTGGTTGGGTGAATCTGATGAGTGAGTATCAAAAATCTGAAATTCGACTGGCTATTGATTTAGCATTAGCCGATGGACTTGATTTTGTCAATTGTAAACTATCGGGTGCAAAATCAATAAACATCCCAATAACCGTTCTAGAAAAAATTCTAGAAGAATGATAACACGGATTTAACAAAGGGTATTCGTTGAGTACCCTTGATTAAGTCAACAAGTCCTTTGGGGGATTTATGAAACTATCAAAAGCTAATAAAAAAGTCGTCGCACGTATGATCGAATCGATGATTTTTAATTATGAGATTGCGGCTAGAAAAAACGCAAATTGTCCTAGACTGCCTTCTCATTTTAATTATTCCGCTGATCATCATTTAGGACTAGCGCAAGGTATGCAAAGCGCGATTGAATTAATCTTGATGGAAAACAAATGTTATAACGGGTTTCGCGTGGCGGTCAAAAAAGTTAATGGCGTTGAGTTTAATTATAACCATTATTTTCTTGATTTTGACTATGAGAATTTTTTATGAGTGCTGTTCGAATAACCTATAAAGGATATTGTGCGTTAGGTGGTGCAACTAACGCACAGCTTTTCAAACGTGACATTTATTTAGGCAAACATTATATGCATACTGCATATTACATGATGGGGTGATATTATGGAATTATCTACATACGACGTAGAATTACTGACTTGGATGGATAAACAAGATCCTGCGCGACCTATCGATCATAGTGAGGGATGGAGTGATTGTGCGGTTGGCGATTTTGCTAGAGCAACAGCAAGTAAAAATGATGACAATTTATCACCTGCCGTGAAACGACCAGATTCAGAAGATCTAGTTGAAGTTTTAGGTAATCCTAACAACTACGAGCTAGGCACGACATACGGTGAAACTGTCGCTTATCTTAAGAATGAAGGCTTTTACGCTGAGATCGAATAAAAATTTAACAAGCGACATTTTATGAGTGTCGCTGATTAAATTTTTATTTTAATAACGAATGAGGTGATATTATGGGACGTTCTGTTTCTGTTCCTCGGGGCGCAATTTGCGTGGCATATCGCGACATTAGTGAACTAGGAATGTTGCCACAAACTGATGAAAATGGTGATGAGATTGAAGGATCTGAATTAGACTTTTGTCAGTTTGAGTTTCAATTTCAATTAGAAATGATGTTAGACGACATGGTTTCTGATGTAACAACCGCTTGGTCGTCAATGCGAGTTGCTGAAAATGAATGGCTGGGCGATGAAGACAAAGTACTGGCGTATAATGGTTTAGCGCAGTTCGGTTGCTCGACTTATGGCGGTATTATGTCTATATGGCTAGTGCCGCTAGATGGTAGCGATGGCGACAATATCGAATCATTAGCTAAACATTGGTGTGAACAAGTATCTGATAAATTTGATAAGCTATTCGGAGAATATATCCGAGTTGGCGGTTTTTCTGATGGCACTGCGGTTTATCGTCGTAAGCAAGCGTAAAGGTGATATTATGAAAGCATGGCACTTACCGTTGTCTTTAGCTGAATTGCAAGCTTTGGACGATTTATTAGAAGTTGAAGTTGACTCGCTTAATAACGCCTTATTTGATGGTCGCTTGAGCGGTGACGTTAGTGTTGAAAAACGCGATCGGTTGCGTGACATTAAAGAGAGTGTAACAACCGCTATCGACTTCTTAACTGATTAATTTGGGGTGACTACTATGAAAATGTCAGATTCACATTTTGTTCGATTGAAAGATTTGATGACGCGTAGTATGATCCGAGCTAACCTACAGGCTAAAGAATTTGGCACTGGTTTTGAGTCAGTTGACGAAATTTACCGTAAACGTATGATCGTCAACGCAGACCGTGTAAAAGATATTAACACACGTTTTCGTTGGGATATGTTTCATCGTGCTATGAAAACTGACAAATTCCAATTACAGGATGAGTTGTACGAATATCTCAACGATGACCATATTGACACGGCTTTGAAAAAGATCGTGGCTGATATTGAATAATAGGTGATAATGGTTTATCATCTATAAACTTTCTCACTAATGGGGGTAAAGATTATGCGTCAAATAACTAACGAAGCTGTCAGCGCATTGCTGGCTTACATGAACTTTCGCAAGTCCAACACCGAAGTTCGTCCTGACAAGCAAAACCGTCAGACTATGTATTTATTTGGTAATGCAATTGCACGTATCAATCATAACGGCAATCTTGAAATTTGTGATGGTGGTTATCAATCAGCAACCACGAAAGAACGGCTGAATGGTCTGCCTAATGTTTCTGTATGCCAACGCAAAGGACAATGGTTCTTAAATGGTAAGCCGTGGGATGGCGAATGGACGGAAGTCTAGGTTTAACAAAGGGTATTCTATGAGTACCCTTGATTAAGTCAACAACTATTTTTTTTTTTGAGGTGATTTATGTATAACGGTACTCAAGTTCAAAATTTTCGTAATTCTGGTAATACGCGGCATCTGATTCAACAAATCATGCTGAAAAATGTTCCATTTGATCCTAAAATCGAAACCGTCGATTATGGCAACGGACAACAACGGACAACTGTGAAATTTGATGACGGTGAAATCGAGCTTGCGATGGATGGCAACCGAGTTGATCATTTTCGCGTGGATGTTGATAAAGACTTACAACCACACACGTTTAAGACAATTATCGCCATACAGGGCGATGATGTTCGTAAAGTTTGGTTTGATTTGCGCTCGAATTCATACATTCTGCGGTCTGGTCGCGATTACAAATTCAATTCATACCGAGATGTTATGATTGCCTTAGTCGCAGACGAGATGAGCTTGCATGAGTTATCTCGCGAATCTTAATAGTAATTAAATTAGCTAACACTACACAGTGGTGTTTAATGAAAAAGTCGGAGGATAATATGTTCATTAATTATTTCGACGGTACGTATAAAATTCAAACATCTCGTTTAGCTAACGCAATAGCAACAACGTTAGACGATCTCTTAATCAGCATTCTAGAGCAGTCAGATGAATGTTTAACAGTGTCAGTTGATGAAAATACGCTAGAGCTTTTGCGCGATGATAAGTATCTAAGATATATCGGGGTTGAAGATCAAGACCTAATCAGTGGTATTTATAGTGAGTTAGTAGAGCGCTTATAATGTAACGTATCAAACAGAAGTTACTGGTGCAGTTACAGACGAGATGTTCTTGTATGAACTATCCCGAACATATTATGAGTGAGAGGTAACTATGAAAACTATCGAGATTCTTTTCGATTCAATCCGTGGTAAGTACATCCCCAACCATTTTCTGGAATTACTAGAAAATGACACGTGGAAGCTACCACCGAACGTCGATACTGATTATGTCAAAAACAGTCTAAAAAATGACGACAGCGACGACTATTGGATAGCGTGGGAACAGGTTCTGGAACACGCTTTCCACATTGACAAAAGTGGTGACACGTGGTTACTTCACCATGACGGTGACTTGTTCGCATATAACGAGAACAAGATAACCGATGAAGATTACGATAATCTTACTGGGACGGAGGGATTTTGACATGCTAGGACAAAAATTCATTATCAGTGCCGAGGATGTCGAGCGTTCAACTACACTAGAATCTAAAGACGTTGGTGAAGTAGCAACGCTAATCAATGGGTCGTGCCAGTTATGGGATCTTTATGCCGATGTCAAATTCTGTAAAGAAAACGACATCGACTGGATATACGCTATAATGGCACACGACAACCAGATGGTCGTTTGTGAGTCGTTGGAAGAACGATGGCACTCTATCAATATGCTGTCAGTCTCAAAATCGAAGGCGATGGAGGTTTCATGAACACATACCGAATTATACTTAACATGTACAAACCAAACGGAGACTTTGTTCAACGAACTACCCATTTTGTTGACCACAAAGACCCCACGCAAGCACAAATCGATTTTCTGAAAGAACACGTAGATTGGGAGGGTGATATAACAGAACATCCAGTTATCGGTTCTGTACAGGTTGAAGTAACAAGTCGCCACGGTTACATCTTTCGAACCAGTGATATAATGTTAGTAAAGCTGGTTGATTCCTGCTACTGAGAGATGAAATTATGAATAAGCTACCAACAGTGGTGTATAAAAATCGTGAATCGGCACCGACGATAAATTCGCAATTTGGTACTGCGAAAATACACCTTGTCGATTTTAATGATTTTTTATTCGATGGTAGTATAGGCGTAGCAGTGCAATATACACCAGACGATGAGCCTGACAGTTTATTCGTAGGGTATTGGAATTTTGACTATATTGCTAAAGTAATATTTGGCGATAATATTTAACTACACTTTTCAATGAAAGAAAGGTGATTATTATGAAACACAATGAACGTGTAGAGAACATCGATGAAGCAGTTCAAAAATTATTTGATGTGATTATCGACGGTGTACATATGACTAGCGAGTCTAACAGCAAATCGTTAGATGTAATTCGTATGCATTTAAAGAAAATCCAAGAAACTGCATGTTTTCTAGATACGAATATCGATCTTGTTCGAAAAGAGGTGGCACAAGAATTTAAAAATGCTATGGAAACGGACACCCGATCATATATTGATGAGTACGGTGTAATGTGTGGGTTAGTTTCATCCGCTAAAGTGAGCGGTAAGCCGTGTTTTGATAACTTCAAGGCTGTCGTTAGCTTTTACTTTGAAGAGGTTGCAGAAGTAAAAGAGGTTGAGCGATGGAAAGAATGGTTTGAAGGTAAACCTGCGGATTAACAACAGCTTACACTAATATGTTTCGCAATAACAACCATAGGAGTTATAAAAATGGATGAACAGCTTTTTTCTAAAATCATGCATGAGTTGATTCGTACTGTGCTGACTGAGGCTTATATGAATTCGCCTTACTTGGTTATTCGGTGGCGTAACGGTGGTCAGCGGTCAGAACTTGATTCAGTTGAAGATATTTCACATAGTGGTATCGAGGATCGAATTAAAACTATAATTGATATTTTCGAATCCGACAACACCACAGGAGTTGATTTGTATTTTGATCTCTTGGGGCGTGATTGGGTCACTTTGTTAGCATACGATCATCAAAAGAATGAAAATGTCGAAAATCTCATATTCATTGAATGCGGAAAAGTAGAACGCCAGAAACACGTAGATTTTGCTACTCAAAATTGTATTCAGAAATACGATGTTTTCGAATACGGGAAAATGGCTGACAATTTTATCGCCAAGATGTCAGAAGGTGATGAAAAAGAAGTTTTTCAAGATATACTGGCGTCATTTTGTTTCCAAGTCGGGCGTTTATGTCCAGACGAAAGCTTTGAATCTTCAACAGCGCGAGATTTACTTATTTTTTATTTTTCTAAAGTGGTTAAAACTCATAGAGCAGAGCTTTCAGACTGGTTGCTTGAGAAGATTACTTAACCCATTGACATTATCAATTATCACTGTATAATGATAGATTCTTATCACGAACGGAGTTAAATTATGGAACGTATTTATTATATTGGCACTGGTGACCAAACTAAAATGTACACTTTGCGTACTCAATACCAAGACTTCATTTCAACTCATACTGGCAGAGTGCCTATCATTCGTGACTATTATTTGCAGAATCTTTCCACCGATGCTGAAAAAGCAGTAAGCCGAGCAAAAGAATTAGGCTTTGAAGTCAAAAAGCCTAAGTTCTCGCTACAGGAGATTAGACGTAGAGAAGAACGTCTATCTCAAATCGAGCGAGAAAAATTGATAGCGGAAGAACGTGCCGCACGTCAAGCATTTATCGACAAGATGATGGCACCTATCGAAAACGGTAGATTTCCTTTTGGCAAGTACCGAGACGAACGTTTCGAAGACGTTTTCGAGAAAGATCGTGGTTACATGAAGTACTGGGTTAATAACGACATTCGTAAAGATGATGTCGTTGCTTATAACTTACAACGCGTGTTATCTAATCTGTATGGTGAGCAACTAAAACCTGTGACTGGTAATGGCGAGTACTTCGGTGAAGTCAAAAAGCGCTATCGCGGTATTAATGCTAAAGTAGTAAACAAGTTTTCGTTTGAAACCTTCTACGGTTATACTCGCGTAGTGAAATTCGTGTTGGAGTCTGGCGAGATGGCAGTATACATGGGTAGCTCTTTCATCGATGTAGCGGAAGGCGATGAAGTTACAATCGACTTTACTGTCAAAGCACACGAGGAATACGAAGGTGAAATTCAAACAAAAATTCTTCGTGTTAAGGTAAAGGAATAAGGTTATGAAAAAATATCGTGTCTATCGCAATTTGAATAATGGGTTGCTGTCCATACAAGACAGAAAAACAGGGCTAATCGTAGGATATGCCGAAAGCCTCAAAATGGAAGGGTGTGATTTCATTGTGAGGCTCAAAGGTAGGGAATTAGCACGTGAAGAAAAACAGCGAAACGTCCATGCGTTCATCATAGGAATTATATGCGATGTGAGCGGTTTTACACCGAGAAAAGACCGACAAATCGAACTGAGCGAAAGACAAAAAACGTCGTTCACGTTTTTGCCTGTGACAGTCACATATAACCCTTTCAAATACGATCATTTTGTAATAATTGAAAGCACTAACGATTCCTTGAACGGTAATTATATATCTCATGCAGATATGGTTGAGATCGAAAAAAGCGGAAAAATAACTGCATATTTGGCTTGAAAATAAAAAAGCCGAATGGTAACATAGTATAACAATCTTTTTTAGGAAATTGATTATGTCTACAACATCTAACAATTTACCAGCATCAACGCTCACACAGAGTCAAACCAAATTGTTTGAGAAGTCCATCAAACATGAAGGTCGGCAACGCGACATGGTTGTTAAGATACGACATGACGACTCATGTGGTAATGGTCATAATTCGTTCTCAATCACTGGCGACATCTATAAAAAAGGTCGTCGCGACGATGACGCGTTTATCACTGGTGGTTGTATACACGATGAGATTGCTGAGCATTTTCCTGAGCTTCGCAAATTTATCAAGTGGCACCTATGCTCTACTGACGAACCAATGCACTACGTTGCTAATACCACATATCATGCGAGTGATAAGGATTGTCACGGCTTGCGTAAAGGCGAAAAGCGACAAATCATTAACGGTCGTACTAAAAAACCGATGTGGCGACTTTCTGCGTTAGTAAACGGAAAGTATGAGGATGCTAGAGTTGGCGGTATTGATAACACCATCTCTTCCGATGAAGAACCAGTATGTGAAGTTGCAGGTTTAGTCTATACCCCGTGGTGTCGAATCGGTGAAGGTAAAGAACCGAATTTAGAGGCGGCTAGAAAAAGTGCTATATGGGAGGATGCTACTCTCGAACAGTTACAGGACACTGACGCACTGATGAATCGTCTACCTGCATTGATGCAGGAGTTCAAAAACGATGTAGAAGAACTCGGGATGGTTTACTAGTTATAAGGTAGGTTATTTATGATATCTAAAAATAACATTGTCTTGTGCGGTGCGATGATATTTAGCGGTGGTTGTAATACATTATCCATCGGCTATGATTTATTAGACTTGAATTTTTTATTCGGTTGTAGTGGATTCGAGTTTAATAAACAGGTGGGCGCTTATACTAATTTACAGGCGGTGCCCGTTGTATCTTTTAATGTGAAGACTGGTGTCGGTATGACGCATAACAAAGACCCGCCCTGACGGGGCAATAATTAATACACAAGATAAGATAAATGCGCCAGAGATTGCTATTTTACTCATCGAAATAGTAGTTGTTGACGGCAGATAGATGAGGCTCATTAAGAATTAAGCGAACTTGATGAGCATCGATTGGAGCTAGGTGAACTCAGTCTAATAGTATTGAGTTCACCGACCAAAATCTATATTTCAGTGGATTTTGGTCGGTGAACTTTTTGGAGATGAATATGGATAAGAAATACTTAGTACGTCAGTTTGTAAGTATGCTAGCAAACGCTTTAAAAGGCGCTGAGCAATTTGAGTATATGTTTCCAGCCTCAGAACGGCTACATATCAATACAGCTTACTTGTTTTTGACAGACGAAGCAGAAAATAAGGAAGAAATGGAGCGTTGTCTTAATGAGCGTAACATTTCCTTATTGAAACATACTTACGGTCATGATAAATCTGAAGCGTTTGTATTCGGGTTCCGTTATAACTATACTGGCAAGAAAACCTTTGTTCATGTTAACTTGCCATATCTAGCGCAAAAATTTGCTAATGACGTACGAGCGGCAAATGAAATTTTGAGAAATGTATTCGAGATGGAGAAAGATTGATATGGTGACAGCTTACGTATACGCCAAAAACGCGAATAAAACTACAGACACGTTGCAATTGTTCTACGTCAAGAAAATGAAGTTCAAAACAATTCCACGCGTCGGTGATGACATCCTTGTCAACATAATTAACAGTTCCAGTGGAAATGAATATGAAGCTATTTGCAAGGTGTCTGGTGTGCTTCACGTCCACGAAGGCGAACCACGAGTGGTTCTCAGTGACAAATCACATATGTCGGTTTTTCCAAATCATGTTTGGGTTGATGCAGATGAAGACAGTGTTGTCGGTTCCCGATAACGTAGAGGGCGGTTATGGATAAAATATCTAAATTTTTTTATGTTCGAAACCTTACTGAAAAACTACGTAGCATTCAAAGTGGCGAGTCAATCATTTTGGAAATGAAGAATGGAGTTTCTTTCAACACCGCGATGCGAATAGTTGCATCTACGACACATCGAATTGGAATACCAATTACACAAACGGCGATGAAGGGAGTTGATTGTTCTAGCGACTGTAATATCGCTATCAACCTAATTCGCGTTACGCACAAGATCGAGTAAGGGTAACACTATGCGCTCAAGCTCTTGGTTTATCACCATACATCATACAGACAATTCGGATACCAAAGACATCCATTTGGAATTAGAGGATGGCACTGGGATAATCGACAAACATCAAATAGAAACAGCCAGAAACATCGACAGTGGCGTTTTATTGACAGTTAGTATATTCACAGCGGTCAGTATAGATGAAGAGCAATTTGAAGCGCTTAGAAAGCAACTGACAGTAGAAGTCAATGGTGTTCCGAGTGTAATAATTCACCAAACAAATACGGATGCTATTTAGGAGGAACTGAAATGAAGTTAACCTTTTCGGACGATCGCAGTAGAATGATTTTTGGGTCTTTTGATCATATGCGTGGTAGAAAATTAACTAAATTTTTAATGGTGCTTTTAGAACCTAGCCGTATGGTTGCTAAATGCCGCGCTGATGATACTAACACTCTTATTATTAGTATTAATGAAACATTACCACCTAATGATGGTTCAACTGATCCAGTTGAAATTCCGTCTAAAACTATAGAAGTACGTAGTAATGGTGTGGTCATAACACACGATCATTGGCTAGAACGAAAAATTGAAACCTTCCTCGGAGAATAATCTATGGTGAACGTAACTGTCACTAATATCTCTGGCGTTAAGCTAGAACGCCCTTTGCGGTTTAATTTAACTAACGCGATGGATGCTCGACTCAAAGCGGAGAAAAATGGGTGGAGCGGCACTATGGTAGTATCTGGAAAAGTTTTACCTTTACAGTTGTGAGTGTTTCGATTATCATGTTTCTCCTTGTAGTATTTGGAGTATTATTTTGGATTGTTGGCGACCTGAACAATTAGTCTATTTAGATTCCAGTCCTTCGTTGGAAGAATTGGGGTCTCTAAGCCACAGCGGTGACTATGACATCGAGATACAGACTATAATTATAGTCAGAGATGCCATAACACGTGCTGATCAAAATTCATATGGAGAAAGACATGAATAATCTTGACGTAAAAATTGTAATCGAAAATGCACCACCTAAAGCTGGAAAGGATACAGTTGCGGATAAAATATCATACGACTATCGCTATTGTGGTATGAATCGATTCGGTAAGTATAACGTAACGACCGCATCATTTAAGGAAGAGCTTATCAAAATAGCTTTATGTGTGTCTGGGATACCTTTGGAAGAATGGAATTTACGATACACGAAAGATAAAGACACCCCGTGGGATAAGTTGGGTGGATTATCTCAACGTCAGTATCTTATTAAAATTTCTGAAGAATGGGTTAAGCCAGTGCATGGTGAGAAATTCTTTGGGGATAAAGTTGTTCAGCATATCGAGTCTAATAACCATGCGGTTCCATCGCTATATTTAATTCCTGATGGTGGTTTTGAAGAGGAAGTGTTGCCATTGATAGACCGATTCGGTGCAGAGAGCATCTTGATTTTGCAGTGGGAAAAAGAAGGATGTAGCTTTGAAAATGACAGCCGAGATTGGATTTTAAATTACCCAGAGATTACCAGATATATTGGCGAGAACAAACAAGGCGAGTTGGATGATTTTGCTGACAGGTTTGTAGATACTGTGGCTTGGTTTTTGGGAGAACAATAATATGCATCTGGATATGGCGATTCCACCAATTTTTCATTACACTGGTCATAAATTTAAAAGACTTCCAGAGATGTTTGAAAAATTACCAAAAGACATCAATTGTATTTTTGAACCATTTTGTGGTTCTGGGGTCGTTAGTATCAATGCATTGCAACATGGGATAGCTGAAAAAGCTATCCTTAACGATTTTGACTCGAATGTGACTGGCTTACTTTTCTATATGTTATCAACCAGTACATTTGAGGATGAAGCTAATTTATGCAATACTTTATACCCTGATG